TAGCACCCTCAAAAACGACATTTCCATTTAGAGTTAAACCTGCAAATGTTGGAGAGTCACTGGTTGCGACAGCCTGACCAATGGCAATTGTGGGGGTAGCACCCTCGCCTGAGTTGTTGCTTAGGGTTACGCCTGTTCCAGCAACAAGAGATGCTACATAGTCACCAATTGTGTCAGTAGACAGATTAACTGCATCATTTACCCAAGCTGTGCCATTCCAGCGTAGAAAATCACCATTAGCTGCTGATGTAATCGTTACATCGCCTAGGTCATTGAGGGTTATGCTATTTGCTGTATACGCAAGCGAATTCCATACAGTTGAACCATTGCCAATTTTAAACTTTCCAGTATCTGTTTCTAGGCCTATTTCGCCTGAGTACAGCACGGTGTTTGCTGATGTCCATTCAGCAGCCGTACCTCTTTTTACTTGAATTCTTGCACCAGACACTAGAGTTCTCCTCCATCAAACGTAACTATTATATAACCTGTCACTTCTGCCTCGAGTGGCCCTGCATTTGCGTCGCCACCGTCTATATCTCCAGACCCACCAGAACCTGGGTCATCATTTACCCAGTTTGTTCCGTCATAAGTTAGGACTTGATTTGCTGTTGGACTGGTTAGAACAACATCACCAAGATCCTCAAGGTCTATCGCTTCACCTACTAGTACCCATTTTTCACCGTCATATGACCATGTATTTGAGCCGACTGTATGGGTGTCGTTTAGTGCTGGGGAATTTGGAAAATCTATTGCCATCTCTATACCGTCTCAAACTTAAAGCTTGTTACTGGAATGATATTTGACCATTCTGTAAATGTTGAGGAACCACCAAGCTGAGTTGGTATTCCAGTAGTAGGCCCAGAACCGTGAGCGCCCCACCAAGTTTTATTTATTGCCGTCACGACTGCAGTAGTTCCACCAACAACAGCAGTACGATTTGCGTTGAGAGTCTTAAATGTCCTGTAATAAGGTCCACTTGTGACACCAATCAAAAAGTATCTATTTGCAGCAACGCTTAGTTGGCTTGAGAATGTTAACTGATTAAACCCGCCAGCCGTATAGCTGAATGCCTGGCTAGCACGTTGCGTCTCTCCGGTAAACCCGCTCTGAGTATTATTAACGCTCGCAACAGCAGTACGTATGGCGATTACATTGGTTCCATTTATCATCGTTGCAACACCGGCACGCTGTGTTGTTGCCGAAATCTTAACGGCAACATGTGCATAGAACATTTGCCAGCAGAGATAATTTGTGTATGGCGTCCCTGGCGCATCTTCCGTCGTAACACCAGATTGACTCGTCCATGAGTCAAAGTATGTGCCAGAAGTCCAGGCAACTTCCGTTCCAAGCGCGAGAGCCGGATCACCGCTAGTTGCTCCAGAAACGGTTGCTATTTTTGTACTAGCAAGAAGGGAAGAGAAACCGGCCATTATGTGAGTCCAGTTCCATTTATAAACCATGTGGTTGATGCAACTTTTATAAGCGTAGCAACACCATATGGTGCAAGCGTTCTTGAACCAGTAGTCCCAGTACCAGCGAGATTTAGTGTGTCTGATGTTATGGAGATTGTTACCGTCGCACCGGCAGCCGAAATAATTGTTACAACAGAACCAATTGGAAAAGCTACTGATGAATTTGCCGGGACGGTGACAGTAGAAGTTGATGTCACATATACATGTTTGCCTTGATCTGCTGCAACAAGTTCATAGTTTGTGGACTTGCTATTTTGTGGCAACCCAATATAACCAATAGCTTCAGAGCTAGTTGATGTAGTGCCAGCTTTTGCATTCCCTTCAATGCTTGCAAACTGAACAGAAGCTGATGTAGCCACGGATTGTCCAATTGCAATTGTTGGTGTTGCGCTCTCACCAGAGTTGTTTGTTAGCGTGATTCCAGTACCCGCCACAAGAGATGAGACATAGTCCCCGCTTGTATCGGTGCCAAGAGTGACAGAATTAGGGGCAATTGTTGTATTTATGGTCACATTAGCTGAACCATCAAATGATACTGATCCGGAAACATCGCCACTTAGTGAAAGTGCTCTAGCTGTTGCTAATTTTGTAGCAGTGGCTGCATTGCCAGTTATGTTTTCAGCGGTAGTTGAATTTCCGCTACTACCCATTTCAACCCAGTATGAGTCGTAGTAGACAAATGTTCTTCCAGTATCTGATTCATACCAGAGATCTCCAGATGTCAATTCCTCAGATGGTGGAGAGTCTGCAACAGTTAGGGTAGCCCCATCAACAGTTATCTTGTTCCATGTTGCATTTGACCGAAAATAAAAAGTGTTATTTGTTGTATCTACTGCTATTGCGCCATCAGGCAGGGATACGGTGGGGGAACCGGAAGTTGCAAGGGTTATAACCCCACCGCTTGCAGAGAATATGCCTTCTGTTAATAGGGTGTCAGAATCGCTCCGGTAAAGCTTTGTGTCACCAGATATTGAGCCACTTGACCATGTAATTCTACCGCCGGCATCAATTCTTATGCGTGGTTGGGTATCGCCATATACACGAGCAGACACAGCCTCATCAGAGGGGGATGCAAATTCAATCCCCCTCAGGGGAGTGCCTACAAATTTTGTCACGACCTCAGCCGACCTTTTTGAATTGGCTCCCCCTCAGGGGAGTGTTTATTACTTTCTTCCGAAAGCCTTGTCTTCCTTGTTTAGGTATCTCATTGCGACCGGAAGAGCTGCAGCCCAAAGTGCATTGAGTGTCAGCTTCCAATCCTGTGTGGATGCCCATGTTGCAAGGCCGGCACCAAGAACGCTTCGTGCGTAAGATGCAAGCATTGCTTTTTGTTCTGCTGTTAGTTTCATTGTTTCTCCTTAGCCAATGACAATAACGATATAAGAGTTGCTAGATGGTGCAGAGGCAAAGTTGACAGTGACCGTATCAGTATCTGTCCTGATTGTGTCTGCTATTACTGTGTCGTAGGTTGCTGCATCGTAGACCTGAATCATTACTTCACGTGTACCAAATGAGTGGACAACCGTATATGAAGTATTTATCCCATCACCAATAGTTTTAGTTACTTTACGAGTGAGGGATGGGGCACTTACACCAGATCCCTGTGTTCCTCCTGCTGCAAGGTTTGTTCTTGCATTGGCGGCAGTTGATGCATTGGTGCCGCCATTGGCAATTGGAAGAATTCCGGTTACTGCTGCTGACTGGTCTAGATTTATTGAACCAAATGCTGGAACGCCACTAGCTCCAGCGCGCAATACCTGGTACTGGGTACCAGCTGCAGTTACGTCCAGGGCACTAGTACCATTACCGTAAACAATGCCGTTGTCGGTGAAGGACTCAACACCAGTACCACCAGCAGTTACGGCAACAGTAGTTGCATCCCATGTACCAGTTGTTATTGTTCCGAGGGTGGTTATTGAGGTTTGTCCGGCATAAGTAGCCGCAATATCTACAGTGTCAGCATTGACAGTTATTCTGTCTGCCGTTCCGCCAACATTAAGCGTATTGCCGGATTTTGATAAACCATCACCAGCAGTTATTTGTCCAGTTCCAGAGAACTGCGTAAATACAAGCGAAGTACTACCAAGAGTGATCGTGTCATTTGTTGTAAGTACCCAGCCAGTATCAGCATTTGCTGTTCCCTCCGTAACAAAGGTAAACATTCCCGCTGTAACTTCTGATGATTCATCTGCATCAGAAGCCCTAGACGGAGCCCCAGATGCTGCTACTACATAAATGCCATTTTCAGAAGCTGTAGCCTGATCCTTGACCAAGACTCTGTTTCCAGCAACTAGGGTTACACCGTCAATCGTGTCTCCTGCTTCCAGCTGAGAAGCAAGGGTAATTGAAGCCGTAGTTGCTACCCTTACAGATTCTTTTACATCAAGGCCAGACCTAGCAGCATCAACATAACCCTTTGTCGCTGCATGGCTGGAATCGGTTGGGGTGCCAAATTTTGCTTGGCCATTTACATCGCGTATTACCAGCTTGCTTGCAGTCGCTTCAGCAGTAGCATCAGATAGTTTTGAAAAATCAGATGCTGACATCAAGCCAGCACTTGCTGAAGTAGCAAGATTTGGCGTGATTGTTATAAGGCCATTTGAGTCACTGATTGTCAGCGCAGATGAGTAGGCACCAGCCGAGGATACTGATGTAATGGATTTTCGCCATGTTGAAGTAGTAGCGTCATATACTTTAATAACACCTTCAGTGCTATTAAATATCATGCGCCCATCAAAATTGCCTGAGCCTGGATCTGTGGCCAACACCTCAAAGGTGCTATTCAAAATTTGATTCTGATTGAGGTCAAGATTTGTTACAAATTTTGTAGCCATTGGCCCTCGTCTTTATGTCAAATATGCGAATCCCGAAAATGCTGACGTGAATTCCAGTACTACTTGGGAATCACTATTGTATTTTACCTCACCAATGACTACGGTTCCTGCAGTATCAACAATCGTTACAGAAGGTCTTCCGCCTAAGCTGTGGTTAATTGTCCACGTGGTAGCAGCTGACTGCTGAGTATGCACATATCGTCTTGTGTTACCGGAAGAAGATCCACCAGACCTAACAACAACCTGGTTTGGAGCATCTTGATTGATGATTACTTGATTTGGAACATCTTCAACTATGACGACATTGTTCGGAACATTGCTCATCTGGTTACCTGCGGTATCAATGTGAAGTTTCCTCTTATGACCCTTGATACAAATCCAGTTGGTGACTCAATTTCTAGGTCATAGACGCCATCAGAAGTAATTTGCGATGTTTGTTCGTCTGTCATATTTATTCTTATGGCATTTGACACCGATGCAGACTGTACTTCTATGTCACCAGTTGATGAATAAAGTCCAATAATGATTGTGCTGCTTTCAGTTGTACGCCTGACCTGCATGCTTGCTGAGTACCCACTCAAGTCAAATGGTAAATATGTATCCGGATCAGTTGGGTCTGGATACTCAATCTCTATCAGCCTGGTGAAGGTCGCCCCCTGCTCACAGGTTATGTTGTAAATACCTGAAATCATCCGCAACCATTCCCAAGCAGTCCTACCAAGAATTGTAGATTAGGAGATGCCTTTATAAGTAGAAGTTATGGGCTAGTCTCAGTACCGATTTCCAAAATTGACAGCAAATAACATATGAGGAAAAAACAAAGTCCATCAAGACTTGACACATCTGGCCGAAGGATTGATGTGAGCAATAGCGAACAAAATACAATTGCATTCCTGACAAGCGACTGGGCATGGGGAACTGAACCTCTCCAGCCAAATGGTTGTGCTTGGTATAGGTGTGTTCTGCCTGGAGTTCAGTTAGAAAAGCTCGGCTGGACTGTCGGAGTTGGAATGCCGTGCTTCAATGAAAGAGATGGCTTTGGTCTTGTTTCCTCTGAGAATAAAGGGATACACGGCTGGGATCTCATAGTTTTTAAGCTCCTAATGCATAAAGACATACTTGAGTGCATGAAAAAAGCCCTAGACATGGGGCAAAAAATTATTGTTGATGTTGACGATTTTTTTGATGGGCTTCATGAGGAGAACAGGGCTTTTGAGGCAACTGATCCAGATAAAAATCCAGACAACAATAGAAAAATACTCCACGAAATTATTTTGCGTTCAACGGCAGTAATAACCTCAACGCCATTTCTACGCGACTACTACTCGCAGTTTCATAAGAATGTTTTTATGGTTCGTAATGGCATAGATTCGGAAAGATTTCTGCATATACCAAAACCCAGGCGCCAGCATCATAGAACAAGAATTGGATGGGTTGGGGCCACACCGTGGAGATCCAGAGATCTTGATGAAGTAAGTCCTTTTATGAACAGCTTTATGGCGCTAAATAATGTGAGATTCCACCATTCTGGCGACACTGCTGGTGCAAAGAAAGTTACAGATGAACTTAAAATTGAATCTAAGTGGTGCTCAACTCTGCCACTAGTTCCAATATCTGAATACCCTAAATTATTTAGCCCGATAGATATTGGGATAGTGCCACTAAGGGATGTTCCATTTAATCATGCAAAATCCTTTATAAAGGGTCTTGAATACGCTGCTGCTGGAATTCCCTTTGTTGCCTCTTATTCTCCTGAATATGAATTTCTTGCCAATGATGGAATAGGAAGAATTGCCAGAAATACCAAAGAATGGGAATATCACTTAAAAGAATTGCTTGACCCAGCAATGAGACGTGATGAAGCAGCCATAAATAGAGAAAAACTTCGCAATTACACCATTCAAGCTAGGGCGAATGATTGGGATGAAGTTTATAGAAAGATACTAAATGGGTAGTTTATGGATGATATTCAATGGTCATTTGGAATAGTAACTGGTTATGAAGATCATAACAGACTGAACGAAATTATTTCAAGTATAGAAAAACTTAAAATACCAGAATACGAAGTACTTTTTATAGGTGGTAATCGTGGTGACTACTCCTCTGAAAACACCAATGTTGTTTTTCTAGACTTTGATGAGTCAATAAAGCCAATATGGATTACTAGAAAAAAGAATATTCTTGCCCAAAGCTGTAGGTACGAAAACCTTGTACTAATGCATGATTACCATGTATTTGATACATCTTGGTATTCAGAGTTTAAAAGATTTGGAACAGATTGGGATATATGTTCGTGCCCTCAATATCTAATAAACGGCGCTAGAAATCCAATGGATTGGTCATTATGGGATAAGCCAGGACATGGAAGAGCATGGTCGCTTGATTATAACGACTGGTCACAAACTCAATATATGTATATATCTGGTGGATTTTTCATCGTAAAGAAGCATGTGATGCTGGAAGAACCTCTTGATGAGTCTCGTGGGTGGAACGAAGAAGAAGATGTTGAATGGTCCCTACGGGTAAGGGATAAGTACGTAATGAAGTGCAATGGTAGAAGCATTGTTAGACATAACAAGTGGCATAGACATGCAGGGCCCAAGCCGTCATGAACAATAGACTTGTCATATTTGATCTTGATGGAGTACTCATTGAGTCAAGAGACCTTCATTATCATGCACTAAATAAAGCTCTTGAAAATATTGACAATAAGTATGTCATAACGAGAGAAGAGCATCTATCAACATACGACGGACTAGGTACAACCAAGAAGCTAGAGATGCTTTCGCAGTCAAAGGGTCTGCCGAGCGATTGTCACCAAAAAGTCTGGGAAGATAAGCAATCTCAAACCATTGAGTTAATTCGTAAGTTTCCAAAGAACTACGAAGCAATACAAATAGCTGAAGAACTCAGAAATCGTGGCTGGAAAATGGCAGTCGCTAGCAATGCAATTCGGGAAACAGTGATTGCTGCTCTAGATGCTATTGGAATGCTTCCTTATATCAGTTACATAATGAGCAATGAAGATGTAAAACATCATAAGCCATACCCGGAGATGTATTGGCGTTGCATGATTGCCCTTAGCTGTCATCCATCTCAGACCGTAATAGTTGAGGACTCTCACATAGGTAGACAGGGGGCAATAAGTTCTGGTGCCCACCTTTATCCAATCAAAGATTCTTATGACCTAAACAAAGAAAGATTCATGGCAATGATTAACGATTTTGAAAATACAAACACATCAGCAGTTGCGTGGAGGAATGAAAAAATGAATGTTCTAATACCTATGGCTGGTGCTGGGTCAAGATTTGCTCAAGCTGGATATACATTTCCAAAGCCACTTATTGAGGTAAATGGAAAACCAATGATTCAGGCTGTTGTAGAGAACCTAAATATTGATGCTCACTACATTTTCATAGTTCAAAAAGAACACTATGAAAAATATAATTTAAGGCAGGTTTTAAGTCTAATAAAGCCTGGTTGCGACATAGTACTTGTTGACGGACTCACAGAGGGTGCTGCCTGCACCACATTGCTCGCTAAGGAGCTTATTAATAACGAAAATCCACTATTGATGGCAAATTCTGACCAGATAGTTGAATGGAACAGCAATGAATGCCTATATGCGTTTGATGCAGATGAAATAGATGGTGGAATCTTGACATTTAAAGCAACCCACCCAAAATGGTCGTATGCGAAAATTGGAGAAAATGGGTTTGTGACAGAGGTTGCAGAAAAGAATCCTATATCAGATAACGCAACAGTTGGAATTTATTACTGGAAACACGGCTCCGACTATGTCAAGTATGCGGAACAAATGATCTCAAAAAACATACGTACAAACAATGAGTTCTATGTCTGTCCAGTATTCAATGAAGCAATTGAGGATTGCAAAAAAATAAGAGTTAAAGAGGTTTCTCGCATGTGGGGAATTGGGACACCAGAGGACCTAAATACATATTTGGAGAACAACAAATGAGCAAAGATAAAGTTGACTATCTTGCAATGC